TGCCCGTGTCCGTAACTCAGTCAACACCAACCTCCTAATTATGGACGAGGTATTCGACAGTTCACTAGACGGATTCGGTACAGAAGAGTTCCTAAAGATCATCCGCTATGTGGTCAAGGACGCTAACATCTTCATCATCAGCCACAAGACTGAACTACACGAACGTTTTGATTCTGTTCTTCGGTTTGAGAAGGAGCGCGGCTTCTCCAAGTTGGCTCATAAATAAAAATGTGCTATAATTTCTCATGATGAAATACATTAAAATAGCGATTATTGGTACCTTCCTCGCGCTAGCTACAGGTGGAATTGAGCATGGTCAAATGCATCTATATGATGGAGTAGTACCACATGTACATGAAAATGGAGTGATTCACGCACACTAAACATTATGGATTTTAAAGAATTGATTGTAGAGTATCCAGATACTCTGCCTGCTGACTTATGTGACCGTCTTATAGAAAAATTTGAAAAGGATCGCCATCACCAAGTCTCTGGTATATCTGCTATGGGAAGGGCGTCCACGGCGAAGATTTCTACAGATATTAACTTTAGTCGCTTTGTTGATGAGGACGAAGAGTGGAGAGCCTTAGATAGTGAAGTATTTGAATGCTTCGGTAGTAAAGTTAGCGAATACCTTCAGCACTTAACTGATTCATTTGGTTATGAGATTGCCTCACCAGACGTAGAAGATACTGGATATCAAATACAGAGAACAACACCTGAAGGTAGATACATCTGGCATACTGATGATTCTACCAGTATTATTGCAAACGCAACAGCACATCCAACCGAAGTCCAAGGTCATTTGGCTTGGTATGCTAGAAGATTTGCTACTTATATTTTCTACTTAAATGATCAAGAAGGTAATTTTGAGGGTGGACTAACTCAGTTTAAAACTGGTCCAGGTGAAATTGTAGAAGTCGTACCTGAGCGCGGAAAGCTAATAATGTTCCCTGCAAATGGACTATACCCCCATCAGGGATGCGAAGTAACCAAAGGTAGTAAGTACCTAGCAACTGGTTGGTTGAGAGATCTATTCGTTTCTACGATTGAATTTAGTCATTCTCAAACCCCTAAGTTAAACCGAATATTCACCGAAGAATTTGGTGCAGAGCTAAGTAAGTGGAGGACAGTCGAATGATTTATACTAGAAAACTATTAAATAAAGATGAAGTTAAGGCTATCCGCAGGCTATCAGAGCATCTAGCATGGGAAGATGGTTCTGTTAGTTCTAATGCCGGTCCTTCTGTAAAGAAGCTAATACAGGCAAAGCAAGATGAATTCCATGATGAAATCTGTCAGTATGTGTTCGATGCGCTTAATGCTGACGATATATTTCTGCATAGTATCTTAGCTCTCACCACCACTACTCCTATTATTTCTAAGGTAAATGTTGGTGGATACTACAAGCCTCATCATGATTCATATCATGTAGGTGATTACAGCACTACGCTATTCTTGAATGATCCAGATACATACGAGGGTGGTGAGTTACAGCTATACGTCGATAATCAGGTAAAGTCTTTCAAGCCTAAAGCTGGTCACGCTGTAACCTATAGTACAGGTACTCCCCATTGTGTTACAGAAGTTACCTCAGGTGAAAGACTCGCTGCGGTATTCTGGACCACATCAAAGGTGAAAGACCCCATTATGAGGGGCATCATCAGTGACCTCACCTTTGCATCAGAGAACTTAAAAAGGATTGAGCCAGCTTCCCTAGAAAAAACTATGGAATCTCCCACCTTCCGAGTTGTGAGAGCAGTAGAAGAGCTACTAAGGCGATATGGACAGTCGTGAATCTGTCCCTTGCTCCCCTGCGGGGGAGCTTTTTGCGTTATTATATGTCCATACGAACGAACTCCTCCAATGCCCGTCAATCTAGAAGTCAAAGGTACCCTCGCCCGTCTGCTTGCGACAGAGGACCTGATTGTAGAGCATAAGTCAGTAAGCACCGCTAGCTTCAACGTGAAGAGTCGTGTGCTGACCCTCCCTCGCTGGGAGAAAGCTAGCAACAATGTATTTGACCTCTTGATCGCCCATGAGGTGGGTCATGCTCTGTTCACTCCTAATGAGGACTGGAGCAAGAGATCCAAGGTGCCTATGGGTTTCGTTAACGTCACTGAGGATGTTCGTATCGAGAACCTCATGAAGCAGAAGTTTGCTGGTCTCCCCAAGACTTTCTACAGGGGTTACCATGAGCTTCATGATCAGGACTTCTTCTCCATTGAGGAGCTTGAGATTTCTGAGTTGAACATTGCTGACCGCGTGAACCTGTACTTCAAGGTTGGTAGTTTCGTTAAGGTTGAGTTTGATGCAGAAGAGAAGGTAGTCGTTAATCAGATCGGTGCCGCTCGCACATTCGACGAGGCTTTGGCTGCAGCAGAGGCACTATATGCACTCCACAAGAAGCAGCAGGAAGAGAAGCAAGAAGAACAGACTGAAGAGGATATGAGCGCAGATGCAGATAGCAGCGAAGAACAGTCTTCCTCCGAAGAGGGTGCTGATGAAGCTCAGGGCGACGAGGGTCGCGGTAGCGAGCTGGATCTAGAAACACAAGAAACTGAAGGTGAAGGTGATGAGCCCGGTGAGGGCACTGGTGATGGCGATCAGCAATCCGAGGAGCAGGAGCTAAGAGAAGATAAGACCAGCGGTGGTCAGACTGCAGGTGATCTGGACAAAGTTCAGACTATGGACAGCCTTAACGAGTCACTAGAAGGTCTCGCTAACACCAACCGGTATGAAGAGCCTGTCTACGTCACCTATCCATCAAATAAGACTGATGAGCACATCATCACCAACAGTGATGTTCACTCCTACATTCAGGAAGCTTGGACTACCCATGTCGGTATCATCAAGGAGAACTATCCTGACCGCTCTGATCTAATCATTGATGCTGGCTTCGGCAGGCACCGTGAGAAGTATCAGGAATTCAAGCGTAGTATTCAGACTGAAGTCAACTACATGGTCAAGGAGTTTGAGTGTAAGAAGTCTGCAGCAGCATACTCCCGTGCCTCAACTTCCCGCACCGGTATTCTCGACTGCACCAAGCTACACACCTACAAGTACAACGAAGACCTCTTCAAGAAAGTCACAACTCTCCCTGAGGGCAAGAACCACGGTCTAGTATTCATTCTTGACTGGTCTGGTTCTATGTGTGATATCCTTGAGGACACCATGAAGCAGCTCATCTCTCTTGTTATGTTCTGCGACAAAGTTGGTATCCCATTCGACGTCTATGCATTCACTAACGAGTGGAGAGAGCGTGATCCATACAGCGACTACGCCAAGCCAACCGAAGCCGGTGTATTCTATATCCCCAAGGAGTTCACACTTCTAAACATCTTCACCAGCCGAGTGAATCGTAAGGAGCTAAACCGTCAGCTAGAGACCATGTTTATGATCGCTAGCTCCTACAGCACCCGTTCCTTCGATATCGTTCCTCCTCGCATCGGTCTATCAGGCACCCCTCTCAATGAGAGCTTGGTTCTTCTCCGCAAGATGCTCCCTGAGTTCAAGACCGCCAACAATGTCGAGAAGGCTCACGTTATGATTCTCACCGACGGAGAAGCTGCACCTTGCCGGACTACAGTTACTTCAACTGACTACGAAGGTAAAGAGAGCATCTCAGTTCGCCGCTTTGTTCACGAAAGCACCTACATCCGCAACCGCAAGACAGGTACCGTAGTGAAGATCGGAAGCCGGGGACATAACAGCACCATGACTACTGTTCTACTAGAAGATCTCCGTCGCGAGTTCCCTGAGAGCACATTCACAGGATTCCGTATTCTTGAGAATCGCAGTGGCTGGTTTGTTCGCCAGGCTTGTGACTACGATCCCGAGTCTTTGGCTAAGTGGAAAAAGGACAAGTCTGTTGCCCTAACTAACTTCGGATACAACAAGTACTACATTGTTGCTAACAGCTCTATTCAACAGTCTGCTGAATTTGAAGTTGATGAGGGTGCAACCAAGGCTAAGATCAAGTCTGCATTCGTCAAATCACTCAAGAGCAAGAAGACAAACAAGAAAATCCTCGGTGACTTTATCGGACTAATTGCCTAATCATGAACGCAGATCTAATCAACTACATCCACCAATACTGCACCACTCAAGAAGATTACTTCGCCTTGGAGACCTATGCCGCCCATCTCCAAGGTAAAGGGTGGGGCACCGCAACGATTGGTGCAGAGGTAAAGGCATGTTTATCTCTTATTGGTACCCCCGAAACATTCATTGATATTGGGGGAAACCATGGATTGTATACTCAAGTCATTGTCGATCTATTCCCAAATGTTGAGGCTCATGTATTTGAGCCCGCATCCACTAATGTGAGACTATTGAATGAGAAGTTTTCACACTATAGTAATGTTACCGTCAACGGCAAAGCATTATCAAAGGAAAGAGGCGAACTTACGTTGTACTCCGACAAGCCTGGCTCAGGTCTCGCATCTCTAACTAAAAGAAATATCGATCATGTAAACCTAAAGATGGATCTTGAGGAGACTGTAGAGGTTATCAGGCTCGACGAATACTGGACTGGTGATTCTATAGACTACGTTAAGATTGATGTTGAGGGTCATGAACTAGATGTTCTTGAAGGCTTTGGTACTTTAATTGAAAATACGAAGCTAATTCAGTTTGAGTTTGGTGGATGTAATATCGATACAAAGACCCACTTCAGGGACTTTTGGTACTACTTCACTGATCGTGGGTTTGATTTATATAGAATTAGCCCCTTCGGTCCAATTAAGATTAGAAAATACACAGAGTATGATGAGCACTATATGACTACTAACTATATTGCTACACGTATGCTATGACTGAACAAACACGAACCGAGAAGTATCTTAGAGATGAGATTCAAAAGTATAGAGAGAGTGGTGACCGCAAGGCACAGCCCTTGTGGTGGAAATTGTCGCCGCTTCGTGAGTTTTGTTTGAAGACTTTGAAGGAAGAGTATTTAGATATTTGGGTAAAGTCTCACTATGCCCTTTCCTCTGAAGAGTTGGAAACTTATATTGATCAGGCATCATCTATTGCCGAAGCCATTGAGAAAAACGAACCTGATTGGAATCCTAGAGACCTTATGCTATAATGTTATCGAATGAACATGTGTATGAAGAAAGTAGCAATCTTTGGTTCTGCAAGAACCGATAGCGATAGTGAGCTGTATGCCGCCGTAGAGCGCCTAGGACAGCGATGCGCCCAAAGTGGGTGGACTGTAGTGACCGGTGGTGGACCGGGGCTTATGGAGGCTGCTAACAAGGGCGCAGCGCGTGTTAACCTTACTATGTCTGAAGCTGAAGCAATTTACCTACCATTTGAGGAGGCAGTTAATGAATACGTACACGAATACACAAAGCATGATAATTTTTTCTCTCGTCTCGACACTTTCTCAAACTGTGACGCCTTTATCGTTACTCCTGGCGGCATCGGTACTCTCCTAGAGATGGCGATGATATACCAGTTGGTACAAGTGGAACACATCGA